TTGCGCTCCATGTCCTGCGCTTCCATAGACTTGCCAACATTTTGCAGCATATTGTGCAACTGATCCAACTCTGCCGCCATCGCTTGCATTTGCTGGTTGGCTGCTTGCAGAGCTGGATTGTCATCAGCCTCTTGCATGAGCTTGGGGTCAATCGTCTTGGCAAAGCGTTTTGCCATTTCCTGCGCCCCAGGCCAGTCCATGTTCTTGACGAACAAATCGCCAGCCACTGCCCACAGTTGTGGGTTACCTTGCAGTAGCTGCGCCATTGCTTCCAACGCTTCCTGGCGCTTGGTGGCGTACCCCGGACCAGTTGCAACCACTACGTCGTACTTACCGACCGCCGGATTGTAAATCTTGTCAATCACAATCCCTTCTTGGTTCTGAATCTTACGCACCGGCTCGGCCTGAGTCGGGTCAATCTTGACCATCTTTGTCTCGCCATCTAGCCCAATAATGCGGGCGATGCGCTGCGTGTCGTAAATCTTGGGAATTAGGTCAACCAACTGCCGGCCAACATAGCGGACAGCCCGTGCCAAGTTGTCTTGGTAGTGGTAAGTACCAACATCACCCTCACGTTGGCGGGCTAAAATAGCCCTGCCGGAACGCTCGTTCGATTGCTGCCCAAGTGATGCGTTGTACTGTCCAGTTGCAGACTTGATGTCCTCGGACGCGCCCATTTTGGCTTGAATCAAGCCAGTTTGGGCCATTGGCGGCAGCGCACGTTGCGGTAAAGGTAATACAGCACCCTGACCGTCCGTTACATCGGGATTGACCTCCAAATAAGGCCAATTCTGCGTGTTTGCGGTCTTCCATTGGGTTTCATACCCTTCAAACTGACCGCCATAACCAATAAACGGGGCTTTTGGAGCCAGCGCCAGCATCTCTGCTTCTTGGCTAGTCCAGTAGTTGTACATCCGCTGTGCATCTTTTGCGTTTCTGACCAGCCCGCTAATGTAAATCCGGCCCTCAACCTCGTATTCGTTGCCAATTACCCGCACAACAGGGATGCAACTACCGGCCCATTCCTGCTCTTCAAGGATTTCGTAGCCGTTAATCTTGCACCACTTGATCTTCTTGCGATCCGCTTGGCGTGATTTCTTTGGTTTGCCGTAAACCGCCCGCAACTCTTTGTCTTCTGGCGTACCTTGGAACGCAGTCACGTTGCCAGGGTACAAATTCAAAGTCTGCTTGTCGTATTCAATGTAAAAATACTCAGCAATACGGATCGTATCGGTATTTAACCACTGGCTCAGGTTTTGATCCCCAATACCCAGCGTCTCAAGTGTGGACAAAGGCGACGCATTCGGGAAAAGCCGGTGATATTCTTCTTGGCTCAAGTCCTCGGTGATAAAACACCATTTGGCGTCCGATCCGCACGGGTCTTGAATCAGCGGGTCCATATAGACCGAGAAGCTATTGCGAACCCGAGCTATTTTAATATCTTGGTCAAACGTATTGTCATCACAATACTCAGTCAAGACCCGAATATAACCCTCGCCATACGCAACCTGGTTCTCGCAGGCCGTGTCATAGGCAACATCGGCATCTGAGATGTACTCGATATGCCGAATCATGCCGTTGAAAATCTCGGCTACCTCAACGTCAGCGTTGTCATCAACCGGAATGACCTTAACGCTAGGCCGGTTCTGACGCTGATCGTTGGTAATCTGGTGGACGTGCTGCGGCAACTTATTTATAGTCAAGCAGGGCCGCGCATTGATCGTCTGACCCTGCACCGCACCACGAGTTGCCAGCACATCGGCGGGCCACTGCCACTGGTTATCAGGGCTACCCGCGTAGAAACGCAGGTCGTCTAGCTCATCCTCTCGACTCTCAGAGTATGCCGAGATTGCCATTGACAGGCGATCCCGCGCTGTTGACAAGACATCCGAATCGCTCTTAAGTGGCTTACCACCCAAAGCGACGTTGCCAACAGCGTTAATACCAGAATAATCAGCCATCAACACTTCCAGCGTTTAAGTGAAGCCTTAGCCCGCTCTGCATCGCCTTTGGCGTGGGCTACAACCCCTTCCATTCTAGCGCAAAAGCTAGACTTCCTACCCTTATCCGCTTCCGTCTTGGGGTTCGGCGCTGGTGCTTTTAAATTACTACCAGTTTCCCGATTGTACTTCTCACGCCCTTTGGCGGTCAGTCCAGCGCCTTTGCTGGCCGGCAACTTCTCACCACGCCCAACCGATAGAGATACGCCTTTCTTCACTTTTTCTTTGCCGTCTTAGCCGACTCTTTGAAGTCTTTGGCTGTTGGCGCTGCTTTGCTGCCAACCTTATTCATCTTCTCGCCAGAACCCGCTTTAATACGTTCCTGCTTGGCGTGAATATTGGCGTATAGACCTTGTTTCATTTCTTTGCCGCCGCTCGTTTGGTTGCGTATGCAATTGCAACTGCTTGCTTGACCGGCTTACCGGCTTTTACTTCAGTCTTGATGTTTTCTTTGAAGGCTTTTGGTGAGGCAGACTTTTTTAACATATAAATGTCATGCGTTAAAAATGATAGGGGAAAAATAACAGATCACGATCCCATCCAAGATCCAGACATTGTAGACGCACTAGACTTTAACGTCCGAGGTGGCTCTTTGTACTCTCGATGCGCTACAGGATAAGCGAATGTAACAGCTAGTGCATCAGCAGCATCAGGACTCGCTAACCCCCGAGATTTCATCTCTTTCTTACCCTCAAGGAAGATTGTACCCGCGCTGTTGGGCTTCTTCATAGGCCCAACCAAATCTGCCTTTAACTGCCGATCTTTCGGAATGCTCGCAGACCGTAACCAGTCCCGCATAGCACCCCACATCTCTGCCCTTTTATTACCCCACATCACAGGGTTCTTGGCCTTCCAACCAAAATTCACCCCTCGCACCTTATACCTTTGTTCAACCAATCGGTCAAGTATTCCATACCCTAGCCCGCCCTCATCAATGACCGTCAGCGTGGGCTTGTACTCCTCAATCGCATCAATGACATTGCCAACCGTCGTCATCGTATCGTCGCCCCGAAACCGCTTAATCGCAACAATATCCCTGCCCTGCCTAACCACAATCACCGTTGAATCCAATCCTCCTCGCGCCGGATCAACACCAATGACAATCGGCGCGGTCTGATCCTTGTATTTTTCCCGCTCCATCGCATCATCCACCAAGCGCGGTCCAATGAACTGGTCGTCCCCACTAGCTGGAAACTCCCCGTATACCTCCACCCGCGCTTGAGGAGAATCCTCGCCATACTCGGCAATGATCTGCTCATACGTATTCTTGTCCGTCCCCTCAACCTCCCTGGCATCAATCTGCCGGCCCTTCCAAAAATCCCGTTTGCCATGAAATGTCTCAAAAAAGTACCCGCTGTTACGCCGGGGGTTACTAAACGCAAACCAATACCGATCCAGGATGTTCTCAGTAAAGAACCCCGCTCCCACCGCCCAAATGGGGTCCGGTATCCCTGACGCCTCGTCAAATATCAACATCATCCCGTCATGGTTGTGAACCCCCGCATAAGCATCTGGGTTCTCTTCACTCCACAACTTGCCCTCTGCCGCCCAGTAGCGCGTACCTTTCTTCAGATCCCGCTCTACCAGTTCCGTTAACCAAGCCGCCGGCACAATCTTAGTCGCGCTGATCTCCCACCAATGGGAATTAATGATCATCGCTTGCCACTTGGTCAACTCACCCCAGGTCACCGAGCGCAGCTGGCTCTCACTGTTGGCACTCACAATCACCGTTGAACCAATCCTCGTCGTCAACATCCACAGAATCAACCAACTCACCAACGCGGACTTGCCAATCCCTCGCCCACTAGACACCGCCTCACGCAGCGTCTCCATGTCAACCTTGCCTTGGTTGTCCCGAATGTGCTTGGCAATATCCCTCAAAATCTCCCGCTGCCACTTCCTCGGCCCGCTGAACTTAGCCAACGGCGTATTCGGCTGACCCCACGGGAACGCAAACAAGACGAACGCCTCCGGGTTGTCCGCGATCGTCGGCGACCATAACTTGGTCATCAAGATCTGTTCGTCTTCGGCGCTATAACGAGTTTTTTGCATTTTTCAAAAAATAAAAAAAATTCTTGTGGGGCCACCGTTACCGTGACCGGTCGCCCGCCGGCCCTACCCGCCCCCCTCGGCGCTACGGGAAAACCCTCGGTCGGCCCTGCCGGACCCGATGCGGTAGCCGTAGGGGGAATCGAATCGGCGGTCTAACCCGTTGATTTCATTGCATTTTCCTCACCGCGGTCGCCCATGTTACCCCCGATGTTACCCCCTATGTGGTCAACCGTAACAGGCGTAACGTCGTCCGTAACAAGCGTAACAGGCTCTGTTACGGTCAGTAACGGCGCATCCATCTCCACGATCTCAGCCTCGATCAAGCGTGCCTGCGCCTGGGCGAGCGCGTCGGTGATGCTGATGTTGCCGCTCACCTCGATCTGGCGCGGTGCTTCGGTCCAGCGCATCTGCGTCTTGGTCCACCAGATGAGCGACGCCACGTCGCCGGACATGGCCTTCTGATAGAGCGTCTTGCCGATTCCTGCGTGAGCTTTAGCGCGGCCTCGTTGCAGTTCTTCGGCAAACCTGTCGCGCAGCGTAGCCACGCTGATGCCGCCGCAAACCAAGGCGGCTATGTTCACCTCGGTCAAGCCAAAGCCAGCGAGCGTTTCGGCGTGTTCTCGATCTTCATCAGTCGGCGTAATCGGCTTTCGCCCCGATCCCGGCCTTGCGCCGCCTCGACGATTTTCTTGAGTTTGCGTTTCAATTGACATCGCAAGCCAACCTTTTGAATTTTTTGCAATTTTTCAATCTTACCATTTGATTATTCACTTTTTTGATTTTCACACTTTGATTCTGGGTTTATGTGCATAAGCGAGCGTCTCAACCAAGTCTTCGTACAGTTCGCGCCTGTTCTTTTTGAGCAGGGTAGCGTCTTGATTGCGACTGATCAGCTTGTTCTTATGCCGATCCCAAGACAGCCAATAATTGGCCTTGTTCACGGCGTAACCACAGGCAACAACCTTTACCGCCAACCAGCGCAGTTCTGGGTCTGTCATGCGAGTGTAGATGCTCCACTTCATTTCCCCATCATCCAACTGATGTGAGTCTTTCCAGCCGTATCCAGGTTCATTCCCAACATACTTTTTCATGGCAATTTGCCTCCCCCTTAAGTATGTTTTGAATTTTATGCTTTCCCATCATTTTTTTCAAGCATCTTCCGTAGCAATCGTCCGCTGCAACCGTAACCGTTACCGTAACAACCCCTTCTTTAGATAAGGGGGTACGTTACGGTTACGGTACGTTGTTTTCGCCTTGCCCCTTCGTAACTTGTTACGCCATGTTACGGCTTGTTACGGTTGTTACGGACTAACTTTTATAATGAGTTTAGATGCCAAGACTGTATCTTTAACCAGCCATCCCTTATCGTGCTTGACTATTATTTCAGCATCGGTCAGATCCCTGATGATCATCCCCGGTCTAGCTGAAGACTTCAGGTGTTGGTCTACCGAGTTGACTTTAATGCCCTGCTTGAGCAAAAACGTCTTAAACGCCTCTCGGCTGACGTATGGCATCTCATCCACTATCTCCGCACCGCCAACGAACCAAGCTCGCTCCAAGTTGGTTTTGTGTTCTGCCAGCTTGTCATCCTTTGGCTGTGGCATCCGAAGATCGCCCTCGGCAAACATCTCAAACACCGCCCCAGGCAGCGGCATCCCATCCTCATCCTGCCAACCTAGATCAACTGGGCTAAGACACCCAAACAAATCATTTGGCTCTGGCGCATCCTTTTGCTTAGTGCAGCTCACCACAATCTCGTGCGTCTTGCCATGAACCAAGATGCTCGCATCCAATGCCCCGCGCCACGCGCTAGAACCTCGTGCACGCTGCTTGGCTTCGTTGCTATGGCCTAGGTGGTGTATCAACATGGTCGTGGCGCTAAGAGCCATTGATACAACGTTA